TTAAGAGATGTACAAGGTAGAAGAGGAGTTACAGACTTTTTAGTTACTTGTGACGCTTCTAACAATACTGCTGATGTCATTGATAGAAATGAGTTTAGAGCAGATATATTTGTTAAACCAAATAGATCAATCAACTTTATACAACTACAATTCGTTGCAACAAGATCAGGCGTTGCATTTGAAGAAGTGGTAGGAGGATAAACCAATGCCAAATATTAACGATTTTAAAGCTAAGTTAAGAGGCGGTGGAGCTCGTGCCAATCAGTTTAGAGTAACAATGCCTTTCCCAGGATTTGCTGCTGTAGGTGGGGAGACTGAAACAATGTCTTTCTTATGTACATCATCATCTTTACCTGGTATGACAGTTGCGGAAGTAGCTATTCCATTTAGAGGTAGGGAGTTATACGTTGCAGGAGATAGAACTTTTGCTACGTGGACAACTACTATATTAAATGATACTGACTTCTTAATACGAAACGCATACGAAAGATGGTTGAACGGTATCAACAATATGTCAGATAACGAAGGATTAGTTAATCCAGTAGATTATCAAGTTGACTCATTTGTTGACCAATTAGACCGTAACGGTAACGTGATTAAATCATATACATTTAGAGGAATGTTTCCAACAACTCTGGATGATATTGCATTATCATATGGTGACAATAATACTTTAGAAAGTTTTACTGCTACTCATAGATATCAATACTTTGAAACAAATACTACTACTTAATACCATTATAAGTATTAGTAATAGGAGAAACTAAATTATGGCTGAACTGTTTGGGTTTAAAATAGAGCGACTGAAAGGTCCAACCTCTGATCCAAGACAAAACATAGTCCCACCTCAAGCGGAAGACGGAACACAAACCGTCCCCGCTGGTGGGTTCTTTGCGTCTTATGGAGGTTTTGATGTTACTGCTCGTAATGAATTAGATTTAATTAGAAGATATAGAGAAGTAGCACTCCATCCCGAGTGTGATCTTGCTATTGAAGATATAATTTCAGAAGCAATTGTATCAAACGAAAATCAACAATCTGTACAATTAGATTTAACAAAAATTGAATATAGCGAATCAATCAAAAAGAAAATAAGAGAATCATTTGTTGAGGTATTAAAATTATTAAATTTTGATATCAAAGGACACGATATCTTTAGAAGATGGTACGTAGATGGAAGATTATTCTATCATAAAATCATTGACAAAGATAGTCCTAGATTAGGTATTACAGAATTAAGATATATTGATCCAAGAAAGATTAAAAAAATAAGAGAAGTTAGAAAGCAAAGAACTGATGGAATGCCCAGTTCCTTTGCATTTGAAAATAAATTCCAAGAGTATTATATTTTCAACGAAAGAGGAATACATCCAACTGCTACATCAAACGCAGGTGGGTTAAGAATAGCAACAGACGCTATTGCTTATTGTCCTTCTGGATTAGTAGATCAAACACACAATCAAGTCTTATCTTATTTACATAAAGCAATTAAACCAGTTAATCAATTAAGAATGATTGAAGACGCTGTTGTTATTTACAGAATTGCTAGAGCACCTGAAAGACGAATATTCTATATTGATGTAGGTAATTTACCTAAAATCAAAGCTGAACAATATTTAAGAGATGTTATGGCTAGATATAGAAACAAACTTGTATATGACGCAAGTACAGGTGAGATAAGAGATGACAGAAATTATATGAGTATGTTAGAAGACTTTTGGTTACCTCGTAGAGAAGGTGGGAGAGGTACTGAAATTACTACATTGCCAGGTGGTCAAAACTTGGGTGAGATTGCAGATATAGAATATTTCCAAAAGAAACTATATCGTTCATTGAACATACCAATAAGTAGATTAGAAGGTGGTCAAGGATTTAATCTTGGTCGTGCAGCTGAAATTAGTAGAGATGAAGTTAAGTTTACTAAATTCATAGGCAGATTGAGAAAGAAATTCTGTATGTTATTCCACGATATGTTAAAAACACAATTAATTTTAAAAGGTGTTATTGCTCCAGAAGAATGGACAAGTATGCAAGGTGATATAACATATAACTTCTTACAAGATGGATATTTTGCAGAATTAAAACATAGTGAAATGTTAAGAGAAAGAGTACAACTGGCACAACAATTAGAAATGTATGTTGGTAAGTATTTCTCTAACCAATATGTTAGAACAAAAATATTCAAACAAAACGAAACTGAAATTGCAGAAATTGATAAAGAAATAAAAGAAGAAGGCGGGTCTGAACAGGCTGCAATGGATACTGGTATCGCAAGTTTAGAACCAGAAACGAAAAAACCTAATGGGAAAGCACCGCCAGCAGTAAGTGCTAAACAAAAAGCAGACCAAAAAGACTTTAAGGATGCCGAAACAAAAGCTCGGGCTTCTTATAAATCAGGAGATAAATAATATATATGAGTAAAGAAAATTTAGACAAATTTGTAAATAACTTGGAAAAAGGCGACAATAAACAAGCAGGAGAAGACATTAAGAATGCTCTTGCTGATAAAGTTTCTAGTGCCTTGGATGATGCTAAAGTTGATGTGGCTAAATCTGTATTCACAGGACAGCAAGGTGTAGAATCACCTGAAGCTAATCCTTTTACAGGTAACGATCAGGCTGCAGAAACACCAGCACCAGAGGTACCAAGTGATGAAGTGGCTCAGTAATTTTATAAAAGAACAGATTACTGAAGCTAACGACTACAAACGTACTAGGCAATATAATAAGTTATCGCCTAGAATGAAACGTGCAGTAGATATGGTTTTTAAAGCCGCTGATAGGGACGCAGATGTAATTGCTAATTTTGAAAAAAATGTTAATGCAGCTGCAAAGAAATTTGGCGTACAAAAACAAGACTTAATGAAATATTTTGATAAAGAAACATTAACAATTTTAAGGAGATAGAAATGGCAGTAACACAAAGAGTTCTAACAGATAATGCTTATGGAACTAAAGTTTTAGTAAACTTTGATGACCATGGCTCGGCTGTAACTATTGACGCTTCAGCATTAGCAAACAAAGAAAATTCTGGCGATAGATTAGATATTAAAAAAGTATCTTGGTCTTTAGATACTGAAGTTGCAATAACATTTACAGGTTCAGGAACTACAGAAGCGATTGATCTTGCAGGCGGAACAACAGGAAGTTTTGACGCACACGTTATTACAAATGCGGCAACTCAACCAGGAGACGCTACAGACGCTGATATAGTTTTAACACCAGGTAGTAATACAGACGGTTTTGTTTATTTAGAATTAATTAAATCAGTCGGTTTTGGTAACTAATAATGGCTGATACAGTATCTACACAGGTATTAACAGATACAACAGGTGTCAAATATGCGGTTAAATTAACCAATTATTCAGATGGCACAGGTGAAACTTTAGTAAAAAAGATTGACGCTTCGGCGGCAACTTTTATGACTGAAGATGGTGAACGTAAAATATCTAAAATTTTTTGGTCAGTAAACGCATCCAATTCAAAGTCTGCCGTTGAATTAATATGGGATGGCGATACAAATGCTACCGCAGTTTTGTTGGCTGGTCAAGGCTTTTGGGACTTACGTGCCGATGGTAATGAGATAACAAACAACGCAACAACACCTACAGGTGATGTTTTACTATCTACTAAAAACTTTGCTAATGGAGATAATTATACGATTTTAGTGGTTTTTAGATAGTTATTTGTATAAATAATAAAGAGAAATTAGAGATAGATACAAATGAAATTAATTACCGAAGAAATAACACAAGCAGAATACATTGTAGAAGAAGCTAATGGAAAGAAAAACTATTCCATTAAAGGCGTCTTTATGCAATCAGACGTGAAGAATAGAAATGGAAGAATCTATCCTAAAGAGATACTTCAAAAAGAAGTTCATAGATATAATAGAGAGTTCATAGAAAAAAATAGAGCATTTGGCGAACTAGGACACCCAGACGGACCAACCGTTAACCTAGAAAGAGTTTCGCATATGATAAAAGCTCTACATCCCGAAGGCAATAATTTTATAGGTGAAGCACGAGTTTTAGATACCCCATATGGAAAAATAGTGAAAAGTTTAATAGATGAGGGCGCAAGACTTGGAGTTTCTAGTAGAGGAATGGGCACCCTTATTCAAACAGGTGGTGCTAACGTAGTCAAAGACGATTTTTACCTTGCAACCGCGGCTGATATAGTCGCTGACCCATCGGCTCCCGATGCTTTTGTAGAAGGCATAATGGAAGGCAAAGAGTGGGTTTGGAATAATGGCGTTTTGAAAGAGCAAGAAGTAAACGAATTAAAGTTACAAGCAGACAGTAAAGAGAGAATGGCAAGAGCAGAAAAGAATGCTCAAGTATTCGAATCTTTTCTTAAAAAGCTGTAATTTTATAAATAGTAATTGACACTTTCCGTAAGGAGAGGTGGATTATTGCAATAACAACAACAAATAACTATTGAGGAGATAGAACAATGGCTGATAATACTGTGGCAGATTTGCCAAAGAAAAACGCAGTCCCAGCTGAAGCGCCTAAATCATTGGCTGCAACTGTACAACAAGTACTAACAAAAGCAGTTACGCATCCAAGTGATCCAAAATCGGATTTCGCACAAGGGGTCAAACATATTACTGGTGACCCACACCAAAGAAGTGCAGGCACAGCGGACACGTCAAACATTACATCTCTAAAGCGAGAAAATACGACAGCAGATTCAAATGCTAAAGATGAGAAAGGTGCTGAATCTTTGAAAGCAAGTGCTGACAAAGTTAAGGACAAAGAACATCCAATCGTAAAAGAAGCGGAAGAGAAAAAAGAAGATGAAAAAGAAAAAGAAGCGGTAAAAGAAGGCGAAATGCCAGCTGCTTTGAAAAAAGCGATTGACGCTAAAAAAGACAAAGAAGACGCAAAAGAGTCTGACGAAAAAGAAGACAAAAAAGACGTTAAAGAATCTGAAGAAAAATCTAAAGAAGAAAAAGAAAAAGAGATTTCTAAAGTGACTGAAAGCGAAGACAAAGAAGACAAGAAAGAAGACGAGAAAAAAGACGAAGTTAAGGAAGAAGACGAGAAGAAAGATGAGAAGAAAGACGAAGTTAAAAAAGAAGAAGACAAGTCTGCTTCTGATAAAGTTAAAAACCTTGATATGAAAGAAGACGTTAAAGCTTTAACTGATGGCGAAGACCTATCAGAGGAATTCAAAGCTAAAGCGGCTACAATTTTCGAGTCTGCTGTTAAAGCAAAACTTGTTGAAGAAATTGAGAAATTGGAAGGCGAATACGAATCTAAAGTTGCAGAAAAAGTTGAAGAAACTAAATCTGAAATCGTAGAAAAAGTTGACGCTTATCTAAATTATGTCGTTGAGGAGTGGATGAAAGAAAACGAATTAGCGATAGAAAAAGGTTTAAGAGCTGAGATTACTGAAGATTTTATCGGTGGTCTTAAATCTTTATTTGAATCTCACTACATCAACGTTCCACAAGAAAAGTATGATGTAATAGAGAGTCAAGCTGCTGAAATAGAGAAGTTAAAAGAAGAAGTTAACCAATCTATTGAAAAAACAGTTGAGTTAAACAAACAGGTTGGCGAATTTACTAGAGATGGAATTATTAAAGAAGTATCTAGTGACCTTGCTGAAACTGAAACTGAAAAACTTAAAGGTTTAGCAGAAGGAATTGAATATAAGGACGCAGATAGTTTTAGAAAAAGTATAGAAACTTTAAAAGATTCTTACTTCCCTAAAAAAGAAGCGAGTGATAAACAATCTAATGAAGTAGCTGAAAGTGCTGGTACAGATATGAATATGTCTGAATCAATGGCTGCATACACGGCTGCAATTAGTAAAACAAAGAAAAACCCATACTTGAAATAGTAAGGGTTAGTTAATTAACTAAAAAGAAGGAGAGATAGAAAATGTTTTTATCTGAATCAATACAACAAAAGTGGCAGCCCGTTTTGGATCATCCTGAACTTCCAGAAGTCAAGGATAGTTACAAAAGAGCCGTTACTTCAATGGTATTAGAGAACCAAGAAAAAGCTTTGAAAGAAGATGCTCAGTTTTTAAACGAAGCAGCTCCTACAAACGCAACAGGTTCTTCAATACAAAATTGGAACCCTATTTTAATTAGCTTAGTTAGAAGAAGTATGCCTAACCTTATCGCTTACGATATCGCTGGTGTACAACCAATGTCAGGTCCAACTGGTCTGATATTCGCTATGAGAAGCAGATATACTTCTCAAAGTGGTGGTGAAGCTCTT